CTTCGCGCTGCGGGTAACATGGTGTTATCCGGCTTGGCGCGAATACTTCCAAAGAAGGGGTTAGGATATGTCTACACGACTCCGCACTAGTGGTTCGCAATCCTATGGGACCGTTGAATTATGGACGACAGGCGGTAAAGCCTTGCGCCATATCTACGGGTACCCGACAGGCTACTTTTTAAGTAAAGCATTGCCTGAAAGTAGGATCGGATACGTGGGTGGAGTGAAAACGTCCGACGTCTGTAGTATCTCTGATACTATAGGACACAGGGAGAAGTTCAACCCTGTGTCACACGCTCGTAACACGCCTATGAACCTGTCGAGGATGGGTGTTCCTGGTTATGCCACTCGCGAAGACATGTTTGTCTCCGCATATAGTGGGCCAGGGGCCCAAACCACGGCTTATGTTCCGGTGGAATACGAGGGTGTCAAAGTGACGGGAACGTTGCATCCAGCTTGCTTTTATGGCTATAGTTTGCCAACACTCGAAGAGGATCTCGAGTGGAGTGGGGTGGTGCAGCGCGTTGGAGACAGTCTAGACGGCCACATGCAAGCCAGGACTAATATCCTGGTCAATCTTGCAGAGCTCGGACAGACGGTGAGTATGTTGAAGAACCCGATGAAATTACGCGGGCTCACAAAGTTCCTGCAAAATGGGTCAACCATAAAACAGTTGATCAAATCAGGAGCTAACCTTTGGCTGGAGAAGAAGTATGGCTGGGACAATCTCTATCGAGATGTCGTTGCTCTTGCAAAAACAGCGAAAGCTGTTGAAGAGCATTATGCCTATCTCTATTCAACCTTAGGCCGGTACTCACCTATACACAGTTCAACAACTGTGTCGGGGGAATTACCCCCACCTCCCTCATCTACTCTTGCCATTGGTGGCAGCTTGCGGCTTACGCTTACGCACCGTCGGACGACGGTTAAGCGTACCGGTACCTTCGGATGTGAAATTTTCCGAGATATCGACATGCCTTTACACAAGGTATGGCAGTATGCTTCGCAATATGCTGGCGCCGATAAATTGGCAGAGGCCTTATGGGACGTCGTTCCATTTTCGTTTTGTGTTGATTGGTTTTTCAACATAGCGAAACTGATTCAACGAGGTCCAATTATGTGGAACTCACACCGGCTACGTCGGCTTGGGTACAGTACGAAACAGGAGTATTCTACCGATATTGATTATCGGCTTGAATGGCTCGCTTATTACGACTGCCCGACCGTACATGTCGGCCATGGGTCAACCACATTTGTAGCCCTAAAGAGCTACAACCGCGCGGCAGCAATACCGCCGTGCGACATAAGTGATTTCTTTGGCGGTCTCACCCTCAGCAATGTTGCTGACGGGGCTGCGCTTATCGCGCAGCGCATTTTGTAAACGCACCAGATATGGTGCATTTCTTTAAACCACTAACCAAAGGAGTGCGTTATGCTCTCTTCCCTTTCACTCAACAATCATGCGGATACACCTGTGACTTATACACTCACAGGCAGTACCAATCGGGGCGCGGAATACCGTAACATGGCATCCTCGCTCGCAGAACCCCAGTCGGTGATGTTTACCATCTCCGTTGGTGGGCCTTCTTCGAAGGCTAACGACAAGGTCGTTATCTCTGCTCGTGAAATCGCGCTTAACGGCGACGATGGAACGACTGCAGTCGGCACAGCACGTTTGGAGGTTTCAATACCTCGAAATGCTGCATGGACCGGGGATAAAACCCAGGACCTGATGGCTACCATTGCTAGCTTACTTTCCAGTGAAGACTGGAGAGATGAGCTCGCGGTTGGAGCCGTGCCGAACACTGAGCCTGCTTAATGTATAGCAGGTTAGTGTTAATCTGGCTACTTCAAGTAGTCAGGTTCCTGTGCATATTGTTGGACCGCCTTTTCAGGCGGGAAGGGAAATAGCTCGCGCATGAGGGAGGAAACGGATGAAATCCGAAACCGTAACGCCTCTTGCAGACGTGCAATCCCTAATAGTTGGACTTTTCGCCGATGTTAAGCGAAAACTCCCAACGGAGTACCTTGCGGAAGATGTGGAATATATCTTCTCGCGGTTGGAAAAGGAGGGCATGAGCTTTCTGTTTTCAACTCTCCCGAAATTGGGTAAAGCTGTCGAAACAGCGCTCATATCGGAGGAACCGTTATTGGTTCCGCCAGACTTTGGTCTGGTGAAAGGTACTCGTCTCCCTAAATTCATGTACCAGTATTTTTCTATGGTATTTGATGACAAAGGAGACATACAGCTGGCTGAGAGGGGTGTAGACGCCGTTGAAATATTACGGCAAATTACCCTATGCTTCTCGAAAGTAGTTGTATCGAGTGAGAACAAGTCTGGTGAAGCCCTCGAGGCTTTCCAGGAAAGGGTGAGTAACTGCGGCATTAGAAGGTATCATCATATCTTCAAGTATGCTCGTAAGTACATACGCCTGGTTTTCACAGACGACGGGTCTCCCACTATGCGTGCCTTACGTGATTTCGAAAGGAATCCGTGGGGTAAACATGGTCCAGGAGCAGTCGCCGGGGGTGAGCGCGGGTTAGAGAAGTGGTTATTCAATCAGATTCCAGGCATTAATGATAGGATGTATAGGATACAGGATGATTTAATCCTGCCCGTATGTCCTGAACCTGGGATAGATGCAGCACGTGCCCTATGTGTTCCCAAAGATTTTCGGGGACCGAGGGTTATTTGCGCTGAGCCGAAGGAATTTCAATTCGGCCAACAGGGTCTAAAAGAGATCCTGTACGAGCATCTAAATAATCATTATCTGACGCGGAAGCACATCGATTTTGACGATGTGTCAAGGAATAGGGCAGCTTGCTTCAATACTGAGCTCGCTACCATAGACCTGAAAGATGCCTCCGACAATTTATCGTTGGAGTTAGCTAGGCTACTTATGCCTAGGCATCTGTTCCGCCTTCTTACACGCTATAGATCTCGCGGCGTAAAGGTAAACGGGACGATAATACGTCCACGCACTTTTGCGACCATGGGGTCTGCTCTATGCTTTCCTATACAAACTTTGATATTCCTTTCTATTTGTAAAGGGGTGCAATGGTTTGTAAATCGAGTTAAAACACGTGAGAAATCACCGGTATTCGTATTTGGTGACGATATCATAGTGTCTCGAAGCATAGCTCCATTAGTTATGGAGGTGTTGGAAGCTGCTGGTCTAGTAGTTAATACTGCTAAAACCGCTATTCATGAACTCGTAAAAGAGTCTTGTGGGGAGTGGGTAATAGCTGGGCGATCACAAGTAATTGTGAAGCCCAAGACCATTACTGTCAATGGTATCTCTTCCGTGTACGCTGTATATGATACAGCGGCCCAATTCTATGAGAAGGATTGGGTAGCGACCTCAGTCGCAATGGGAGAGCTTCTACGAGGCTTCTGTAGTACTGTTAAAAGGAGATATAACAGGAACTTACAGAGGTTCGAGTGGAGGTTCCCGGCTCCGGTTGAAGCTGGGAAACACCCGAAACATGCTGGTTTGTGTGAATATTACCACAGACTTTCGCATCCAACGTATGTCGATCCATTAGTAGGACCGGCATCTCAGACCACCGTTCCTTTGCACGGCACCTTCGTCAAGGTGAAACGCAAGTGGGTAGGCTGGGACCCTAGGGACCGGGCGTTTATGCCGGTTCCCTGAGTGAACAGCCGAGGGTAAGGGGGAC